CTTACTCTAAGCTCTGTTCTATCGAGTGATATTTCAGATATAAGAAGAGTTGGATTTCCGGTTATTAGCCCGGTTATGAAGTTGTACTGTGTATTGTATCTTCCCTGTGTATATCCGTTCCCTAAGAGGTCTTTCCCGGGATCTATACTTATAGAAGTTATACCGGATACAGGATTGGTAGTTACTACATTATAAGATGTAGTAAGTCTTGATATAAACGTATTGTTAAGGTCGTATAGGTACGCTTGTATTATATCGGTAGCGGGATTAAAAGTTCCTCCAACTTCAAAGCTAGTTACATTTGCTCCGTCTGTAGGAAGTAATGTACTTGTCGTTGTAGTTTCTAACGTATCTACGCCTAGTGCTGTTACTATTGGTTCTGCCATTATACTATACTGTTTGCTAATCGTGTCGTTGTATTAGCTAATTCTATCACCTGTGCTTGGAGTGTCAAATTTTCTTCCCGTAATTGAGTTATTTCCGCTGTCAGTGCTTGTACTTCTGCACTTACATCTTCTCCTCCTGCATACTCTCCGCTCTTATTCGCCAAGTACTGGTGTGAGTTTATTTCTCCATTTTTAGGTATCTCTAAAAATAACCTATCATAAGCAGTGAAGAATCCAGGTACATCTATAGTATCAGAAGCAGCTTCTACGGTTGCGGGGGTTGTTCCGAATTGAGTGAATTGAGTATTTACAGCTCTCTCAAATTGTTCTTTATTATAGTTTACAACTTGTATATTAATGTTCTCACTCATTACTTATCTTAAATTCATCTATTTCTGTTATAAGTACAGTCTCTCCGATAACCGTCTTGAGTTCAATCTTATAATACCTTTCAGGTTGTAGTCCGTTTAAGTATAGGTCGAAGTAACTTCCAGTAGGGTCGCAGCTTATCTTAGTATAGGTAGAATTATAAGCAATAACAACTTCATTTGTAAATACATCCTTTATGCTGTAGAATGATTCTGAAGGGAGTGCGTTATTTATCGTGTATAGAGATCCGGTTTGGTATATTCTTGTGGGGTATGTAGGTCTGGAGTTGATTCTAAATCTATTAACGCTCTCGTTGTAGAATACTCCGGGATTATTTTTAACGCTAAAGGTAGCAGGGACTGTATCTAATACGTTTAAGCTTCCGGTATTGTAAACATAATCGTCCCACATAAACTCTATCTGTGGCGGGTATATTGTGTGAGTATCTCTTGAGAAGTACTTTAAAGTAGTTTGCTCATGTATATTTTCTACAAACTCTTGTGAGGAAGACTGTCTTACTATTACTCCGTAATTTTCAAATGCTGAGGATGACCAATTAGTTACTATGTTGGTTATGTCTGCAGTTATATCTGGATCTGTGTAGTAGTTAAATGTAAAGCTGGCTTCTGATCCTGTGTACCATGTACCTCCTCCTTGTGAGTTGCTATTAGTTGCTAAGTTGTAAGATCCGGTAGTGCCGGTTGCGTAGTTTGATGTTGTCCATAAAGTACCTCCTTCATATGTCCTATATGCCCAGGATGCTCCGTTTTGAGATTCCGGTAAGTCTAAGAATCTTCCAGTACCCATATTCCAGCTTTCTGCAATAGCGTTAACTTTTACAACGCTTGTACTAGAGAGACCAGTTACGTTTGCGGTAAAGCATTTTAAATCTGCTCGCCAGGTATTGTTCTGTATCTTATCCTCGAATAGAGAGGTAATTTCTGCTTGATCAAACTGTAGTAGAAATCTAGAAGCTTGTGGGGTTCCTCCTTCTATTGCAGGGTTGCTAATCTTATAGTTGGTTGTTGCTTCGAGTATTTCATCTAACCCGGTATTAGCGTTTACATACCCTGAGTAGAGAGTTGTGTCTGCAGTTGGAAAGAGTTTATAAATTGCCATTTAGTATAAATATAAGGAGATCTCAATCTTATACTATTCTTATAGTGATACTACTCGTCCTCTAATATCTGTGTTTGGGTATTTGACTTCGAATACGCATGGATCTAGTGAGGGGTATATTATATTATCTCTCGTAGCTCCTGTAATGTCATAAGCGTATTCAGAGTAGCCTAACGATATTCCGGATTTGTTTGTAATCTGTATATCTTTAACGGTCTGTACTCCGTTTATTTTATCTAGGTTTATATACAACTCTTTTAACAGTATAGGTTGATTGAATGTTCTGTTATCTATATTAAAGTAGGATTGTAATTCTACTATACATCTACTTATAACTTCGTTACTGTTAAAATTAGGAAGCGTGATGATTTCGAAATCTATTCCTATGTTAATAATAAAGCCGTCTTTAATACTAACGGTATCCCCTATTATCCTGTACTCAGAAAGGTATGTGCTTAAGTTCTTCTTTACTGTAGAGGATACTGTGTTTAAATTTTTAATTCGGTCAAACCCTAAAATATACAATGTTAGAGTTGCGGGTAATTCTCCCGGTAAGGTGTTCTCACTTGCTTTAGTAGGCTCTACGTAGGCTTTGGCTATTGACCCGTAATCAGAAGGCATTGATAGTGCTCTGATCATATAATCTTTAGTTGTTACGTTTCTTAATTGTGATTGGAATCCTACTAAAGTGTTCTGTCTAATCTCTTCTACAGTATCTCCATCACCGCCGCCAGATGCTGCGGATGGGTTAGTTATTGCTAAAGTATTGAAGATGTAATTAGAAGTAGTTGCGTTAAGGTTACTATTTTGAAAGTTAGCATTTCCTGTAGATACTACTGTGGTGATTGTTTCCGCATCTACGTTTGCTGCGACTCCTCCGCCGGTAAGGTACCTGACTGTTAATGTTGTGTTAGCGGGTGCTATACCGTATGTATCCGTCTGTAGGAAGTTGGTAGGATCAAATGCAGTGTACAGTTTTATTTGCTCGAAAGGTAATCCTAATCCTACGTTATTACTATTAGGTATAATACTCTCATCTACATCTCCAGTAGTGCCTGATCCGAACTGTATCTCTAAGGTGTTGTTTGCTCTAAATCTTGTTACAAATCTTCTGCTTACTTTTTCTAGCTTAAGTAGATATGGCGCGTCTGCATCTGCAAAAGTGTTTGGGTTATCTACGTTGGTATTTTTTAATGACTTATAGATCAACTCTTGACCTAGGTATGGAACTTCGTACCATGTATTTCCGTCGGAGTCTATTATATCTAGTACTTTGATTATGTTTGTATCTGATATAGAGACTGTTGAGAAGGCTTCGGGGGTATTGAAGGTGAAGGCTGTGGTTTGTATAGTAGAAGAGATTGCTTGACGTGTCTTTTTAAGCAGGTAGTATTGCGGATCCCCTCCACTGGTTTGATATATTGTTACTTCTGTAGGGTCATAAGAGCTTGAGACTGTAAAGTCTACTGAGTCTTGTACTAGGAAGTTGATCCCCTGTGCGTCTGTCTTTACTACTGTATTTTCTGAAATGAAGAGAGCGTAGTTGAAATCCGGTACGTATGTGCTTCCTTCTAGTTTTGAAGGTAGTTGTTGGTACATATCTATACCTACAGTTGAGGTCTTTGTTACTTTAGGTCTATATCCTAACATATAAGCTAGGTTATAAATACTTTCCGTCTGTCTTGCATGTTGTACGAAGGTCTCTTGTATTTGATTATCTAAATAGAAAGAGAGTACGTCTCCAACGTAAGCAGACATTTCTAATACCATCATCCCTGGGGAGGCTGGTGAGAAGTCATTATAGGTGTCCGGGTAGTATGTCTTTGTAAAGTCTACTAGGAGGTCCTTAAGTCCTGTGAAATCCCTATTAAAGTATTTTATGTCTTTTGTGTTAGCCATTAGTTAGGTTTAGTTGTATTGTATCGGTTACTCCTGTATTAGTAATTGTATAGTTAATTACAGTAAATAGTGAATTATTATCTTGATCTGCTCGTAACTCTACGGTTGCTTGTATACTTGGAAAGTATCTTGCTATCTCTACTTCTATATACTCTTGGATACCGTCGATATTGTTCTGGCTCATTTGTTCAAATATAAAAGTCTGCAACCCGGCTCCGAATCCAGGGTGAAAAGGTCTTTCGCGTGGACTGGTTAATAGAAGGTTAATTAGGTTATTTCTAATAGCATCTTTAGTAGTGTAAGTAGCTTTAAACACGGCGGGGCCGTTAAAAGGGATACTAACACCTACAGCTTTACTTGGTATTCTATCTATCGGGGCTATATTGATTGCGTTAATAGCCATTAGCTTTTCTTAATGAATCCCATAATTTGATCCATATTTACTTCTCCTGGAGGCAGTGCTGAGCCTTGTGCTGCAGTGTTTGCGGAAGGAGGAGGGGTATATCCTGGTGCTGCGTTAAAGTTTTGAGCATGACTTGAGTTCATTGAAATGCCTCCCATATCTCCTAAAACACTCATCATGTTTTCTCTTAACTTCATTTTATCTTCTCCTGAAATAGGATTCATTGGGGATGGAGCTCCTACATTGCCTGTTATTTGGCGATGTTCTGCAACTACCTGGTGTTTTGGAGCGCGTACTGCTTCTAAAAGAATATCTTTCATTTCTTCTTGAATTGCTTCTTTAACTGCTTCTTTAATTAGTTTTTGTAATTCCGATGGTTTCATCTTTAATAAATATTTGTTAATATGCTTTTAGGTTATCTCTATCTATAATCAACTTAAGCTCTTCTATTAATACTTTTGGATTATCTGTAAAAGAGGGTTGCGATTCTAATGCCACTATTCCTTCTGTATTTAATGCTTGAGCTACGTTACGTTGTATTCTAGGATCACTTGGTAATGGTCTCTGTATGATCTGGAATGTAAATCCTTGGTAGGATTGTTGCGTGTTACTTTCTATTCTCACCTGGTTTTCAGAGATAAACTTCATAGTCTCGGAACCTAAAGGTTTAACTTCCTTACCGCAGCGTTTTAGTAATTCCATAAAAATCTTCAATAGTACTACTATTTGATTTACTATCGCTGCTGCTATGGCTGTGAAGAATGCTCCGGTTTGTACCTGTATTTTGGTTTCTTTTAGTCTTGGAGAGCCGTCTGCTTTAAAGGTAGATTGTGAAATAAACTCTTGTAGGTCTGTAAGTATGCTAGTTAACGGTCCGGGAGTTAAAGGTAGTGCTTTTACTGCTTGGTTAAACGCTATCTTCGCTATACTTAACGCCTCTTTTACTGTGATTGCTCCTTCAAGTAGATTTGCTACAGTGTTCAGTGAGATGCTGGTTATGTTTAAGATTAATGTTGTATTCTCTAAGACATCTAGTAAAGCATTTAACTTCTTTAAAAGTTTATCTAAGTCTTTGTCTACTGGACAGTAGGGAGGTCTTTTACCCTGTAGAAATTTTAATGTTAACTCTTGAGCTAATTGCTTGGCTTGTTCTTCAAGAATAGAACTAATTCTTATCTGGTCTAGGAATTGTTCTTGTATCTTACCACTTACTAGATCTAATTCTGAGATTTTAACTTCTATAGGAGTGAGACTTAGTTTCGTACTCTTTATACCAGCTTCAGGGGGGAGTTCCGGTATGTTTAACTCTTGGATAGGTACAGAAGGAGGAGGGAGTGTAATAGAAGGCTCACCGTCCTCTAATCCTGTTATTCCGAAAGAGGTTGCGAGTTCTGTCAACTCTCCTGTGACTAAATCTTGGAGCTTACTTATCTGTTGAAGTATTAGTTGATTAGCTTTGTCTGCACCTGCTAATCCTCCAGCAGGGGCGATGAGTGAGAATCCCTCCTGTATTAGTGTTTTTATCTTAGCGCTAAGTATGCTTTTCTTTACTTTAGCTTTAGCTGCATTCCGTGTGTTTTGTATCTCTTGCTGTGTCATGGTGAGCTATTCAATAAATACGCATTGTGATTTAAGACTTGGAAGTATTTCTTTTAACTTAACTACTTGTGTCTGATATAAAACTAATTTATTTAGCGATGCTATCGGGCTTCCGTTAGCAGTAGCTGTTGAGCAAGCTCTTAGAATCTCCTCTAATAAGGTTAATGTACTCTCCAGTACTGTTACTGTTAGATCTCCATATAGTATAGGTTCGGTTGCGTCTTTACCTCCTAGATTTATTCTAGTAGCTCTCGTCACAAACTCTTCAGTATCTATGTTAACGCTTCTTTCGCTGTTTAAATTTATAGATTGAGGGGAACTTATAAGTATGTTATCGGTTGTACTATTAAAGAATAGCCTCCCGGAGTTAATTATTATTTGATCTCCTTTGTAGTCTCCTGCTGGTTGAGGGGGTGTTTTGTAACTGTAGTATTCTCTAGTACTACTAGGTTCTAAAGGTATTTGCTGTCCGTTAGTTAAGTAGATGCTGGAGTTGTCGTTATTTATATTCTCCTCTGTAGGTAGGAATCCGACTGAGCCCTGTTGTCCTTGTCCATTCCTAAGTATGGTTATAGGCTGTCCGTTAAAACTTCCGGTAGACCAATTATTAAGGGGTTGTCCGTTCTGTATAGAGGTTGTTCCAAATCTTAAAGAGCTTCCTACCCTGCTTTCCATAATTACATCCCCTTCAAACTTCTTTAAAGGTTTAGTATTCGTAGACTCCTTAAAGTAGTTTCCGAGAGTAATATCCGTCGACCCTTCTGTTACTTTCCTAGTACTCCCTAAGCTAGTCTGCTGGTAATCTTGTCGCTGAGATTCTGGTATATTTGTGTTCTCGAATATATTAGGAATAGCATTATGGTGTTGGCTATTCCATATGTTTAGAGGAGATAGATAGTAGTATACCTCTCTAGTGTTATCTTCTTGAATATCTGGGGAAGGGAGTGTAAAGATATATACTAATTCATTTTTAAGTGGTAAATTTGAAAAATTAGAAAAATAAGGTTTAGCGAATCCACTACCTTTTCGAGAGGGTCCTTTTACTTTTCTAAATGTAATGGTACCAATACCGTTCCATTCCCCTGCATCCGCAAAGTATTTACTATTTACATCTAGTACTATATCTTCTACTACTGCTACTTCGAATTTCACTTCTCCTTACTCTCTTCTATATTCTTAACCTCTCTCATTAATTGCTCAATCTCCTCTTCTGAAATAGCTAAAGTATCCCCGGTGCTTTCTGAGGTGTTTAGTATTCTTTGAATTATTGTTGCCATTTTAATTAAGTGGTCATCGTTCTTTATACCTGCATCTAAGTACTCTCTAATTAAAGGTACGATTATAGTTGCATCTCCGGTATCTTGAATTAGAGGTTGTAACTCTCTTATCATTGCAGAGATCTGTTTACTTTTCTTTTTTTGATTATTGTAAATCTCCTCTAGGATATCTGCAAATTTTTTATCGCTAAATACTATCTTATCTAAACTCATAGGGCTTTCCTCTTATTTATATTAATAAATAGAATCTAACTAAGTTTAGAAGCCTGTATACCCGTTCTCTTGGTAGAAGATATAATGTTTCTTGTAGATAGTTCCTAAAATTTTTGCTATTTTAGTTATCTTAGAGGTTTTAACGTCTGTTATTTCTCTAATGTAAATGTATAGAGCTTTCTTATTGAATAAGGTAATTGTATCCCTCTTTCTAAATAACTCTAGTATTGCATCTGCAATTTGAGCTTGTTCTTTTTTAGGAAAGATCTTGTATATATTATCTGTACAATACTCTATATAGTCATTCATAAACTTCGTGGAATCTTCTTCTTGCTGGAGTAGGAGAGTTTCTGGTGTATTTTCCTCTAGGTTAATAGACTCCCTGTAGGAGGTCTGTGCATCTTCCTGCTCTACGTGTAAGTTTTCTAAAGATACCATCTCTAACCTTTTCTTATAGTTCTTTTGATTAGAGGCTATTAAGTATCTTTTTGCGATAGTTCCGAAATAGGAGTATGCTTTCGCTCCGTTAGTAGGATCGAACTTGTGGAGTTTTGTTAAAAGGAAAGTAATAACTTCGTGTTGAAGGTCCTCTAAGTTGGATTCTTCTGTATAGTAAAACTTAAAGGTGTGAATTAAGTTTTGAGTAAGTTTAAAGAGAGCGAAGTGTATCTCATCTCTATAAATTGCATTCTTTTCTTCATAGTCTTCTGTTGCGTTATATCTATTTATTGCAAGTTCCGTCTCATGTGAAAAGTAATTAGTTGTTTTTGTTTTCTTTTTGGGGGCCATCTACTCCTATTAATTTAAACCTACTTAGCATTCCTTGTAATTGTTTAATAGATTGAAAAAACCATCCTATCTCATCATCACTCTCGAAAGTGCCTTTACTATCTAATGTATCTAGCTTTTCTTGCGCATACTCTATGGTCTTGGACAGTTGGTCCATATACAGTAGGTAGTTAGTTAGTACATCCTCTTGTTTTTCATTCTTTCTAAGGAGGTTAAATGTAGTGTAGGTTAATAGTACGTTTATTGCTACGCTTACTAGTAGTATAATTTCCATGTTATTATTCAAAAAAATTAGACATTAGATCTTTTAACCCTTCACTCTTAACTCCTCCTAGGGCTGTTGTTCGTGCCTTAGCTTGTACTTTTACTTTTGGTGCAGCAGTAAAGTTTTTAGATACGTCTCTAGTTGGTGCATGTAAGTGTCTTTCTACTTCTGCAGCTAAAAAATCTGCTTGATGTAAGATAAACATTATAACGCTCTTAGGACGGCTTTCCGGTATTCTTGATATAAAGTACCCTTTGTTAGCGTCATCATATAGGCCGTCGTGAGACCTGATTGCTAACATTTCGTTTAAAGTATACTGTATCCCTGCTTCTTGTAATAGGAATAATGACCTGTCTGGGATGGTCATAAATCCTACCTCTTTATTGTAGGAATATAGTTCTCCTAAGTTCTTCTTTCTCCAGTCGTTGTCTGAAGCTACATATAAATCATTGGTAGAGTCTCCTACTTTTCCTAAGTCGTGATTAATTGCAGAGAATACTAACTCCTCTACTGTGAAGGTCTCCATATCTGCTCCAAATCTACTCCATAATTCTCTAACCTCTAAAGCAGCAGATACTACTCTATTGACATGCTCTACATACCCTCCAGGGAAGCAATTGTGGTAGTTCACATTAGCGGCAGCAGGCATGAGAATAAACCTATCTATTTGGCTATTGTAGAATTCTAGTAACTTTTCTTTTCTTGGAGACGAAATATGAGTCTCAATATTACTAAGGAAGAGCGTCCAGTTAGATTGTATTTGTTCTGCGGTTAGATTCATATCTATAATATAAGATAAGATTCTTTAATCTGCAACTTCAGAATCTGTGAAAGGCTCGATAGCGATTAAGTTTTTAACTTCTGCTAGATTCTCCTCTGTTTTTTGAAGCTGTTCTAAGTATTTTGCAACAGGCTCTTGACGCTGTACGATCATTCTTAAGATCTTCAGGTCGTTTTCTATAACTTCAATCTTAGTATTTGTTAAATGTCTATATCTCATAACTATTCTAGTTTAATATCTATATTGATAATATACCACTTATAGATTAAGATAGCAACTTCTATTATAGAAATAAAATTTGATCTAGTATTTGTTTTAGGTAACTACACTTCTCATACTGCTCTACTTCTGTAAAGTAGTTGAGCGCTTTATTTGCTGCTACTTTAAATCTAGGATCATTATAAGTCCTTAAGAAATCAAGATGCTCTTCATTCTTTAGGTTGATAGTGTTTAATTGATTATAAGCTTGGCTGTAGGTTAGGTGTACGCTTAAGCTTATTATATCAGCTTGAGTTTCTTCATCTACATTTAAACTTGCTACTATTGAATGTAGCGAAGTGTTATCTTCTCTGTTTATAAGCTTATGAAATATTCCCATAGCGAAGTATGGGTGGTCTTTATATGATATAGATTGCTTAGCATATCTCAGAGCTTCCTCACTCTCAGATTCCGTAAACATTGAAAATATTTTATCTATATCCATTTAAAAAAAAGACCCGTACGCTGTTCTTATGGTAAGCAATACGGGTACTGTTGTATTTTAATTAAGCGTTTCTTATTTTTCTTTGTATGTAGTTTACTAAATCATCTTTAGCGTAGCCTTCCATACCTGGCTCTGTCATTGGTCCGGATTTCCATTCAGTAAAGATTCTAAGTATCTCGTCGATGTGAGTATCTAATTCTGGACCCATTGCTTCAACGTATCCTTCAGTATCATAATCCTCATTGTAATCTTCAGACTCTTCGGTCATTTTATGCTTAGCTTCGTAAGCAGTTTTAACGCTTTCTGCAGTAGGAAGTGCATCTCCGAATTTTCTTTTTTCAAAACCGGGTGCTTGATCTTCTTTAAGAAGTTGAGCTTTCTTTTCTATACCTCCTTGTCTGAGGAATTGTGCTAAATCGAAATTATGCATTCTATTTTATTGCTTAGGTTCGCCGAATATGACAGCTTTATTGAAGTAAGTAATTGTATTTGCAAGTTGACGAGTTAATTTCTCATCCCCTAAGCCCTTGGCAGCTTCATAAGCATCTACTAATTTACCGAATATTTCTTTTGAATCTCCGCCTGTTGCTAGATCTACTGGTGCATCCATTCCCATATCAGGTTCAGCAGTCATGTCTGCCTCTGGTGCGTCGGTAGGTTCTTCTGCTGTATCTATAGCGATATCTTCTTCATCAGCTTCTCTAAGGTTCATCTCATCGTTAGGGTCTAAAGACATAAGTCTTTTAGCGATTTCTGAATGAAGGTACTCTGCTACATCAGCGGAATCAAACTCGTCGCCGGATTCGATCTGATCTCTATAGATCATCTCTGCAGCGTCTAGTAAGCTGTTTAATGCTTCTAAGTTGGTTAGTCCATCTATTCGATCAGCAGTTTCAGGATCGAGTTGTTCTTTGATTAATGGTTTTTTATACATGTTGTCATAGAACTCTTTTCTAGTCTTCTGTACAAATGCTTGGATGTTGAAATTATCGGACATATCTTTATAAAGTGATTTATTAATAAATAGGCTTTTAATAGTTATTCATGAAGTTCTCTTTAAAACCTTTTAGCTTATTGTATAGATCTGTAGCTGTCTGAACTTGTCTTTGCTGTAGTAGTTCTATTCGAGAGTTTAGAAGGGTGTCCTGCTCTTTTTGAGAGGTTTCAACTACTTTAAGGTTCTCTTCCTGTGCTTTTCTAAGGGTTTGCATAGAATCTTCAAGCTTTATCTCCATCTTAATGACCTTTTCTCTAAGCTCTGTTAGGGTGTAGAATAAAATGCTATTATAAGCTATAAAAGTAAGAGCAGCAATTGAAATTAGAGTTGTAGATATCATAATAAATTAAACTTCTTTATTGAAGATGTCAGAAAGTAAATCTAAGAAGTACTGTACGGTGAAAACGGCAGCAGTAACTTGTAGAGTTTCTATTACGAAGTCTAAAACTAAAGCGTCGTGAGACAGTACGCGAGCTCTAAACCAGGTACAGGCGGAGAAGAAAAGGATAAGTCCTAATAGTTTTGCTATTTGCAT